CGCCGAATATGCGCCGAAAAGGTAGCAGGGAAGTAGTTGCCAAGCTCACACCGAGCCTTCCTGTCCCACTCAAGAATCTGAACAATTCTTATTTGAGTGGACAAGACCCCCCCCCGACATCCGTCGAGAGGCTTGGGCCAACGCTGCTTCCCCACTTTGATATCTTGTGTACGAACTTTGCGAAACCTCCCACCAGTAGCGAGATAAGAGAGGTTGGTGAGTACAGCACCGTACGTCGCCACCTCCTTATTGGTGAGAAACTGGTCACCGGGTTGAAACTCATCAACTTGCTTGGTGCTAAGCCAACTTTTAATCCGGTTACCATTGTCCCTGTAACTTCTACGGTTGGACGGAAGTGCAGGGGTGAACAAAGTTCGTATATATTCCGATGGGTTATGAGGACCGGAATGCTCAGCATTCTCGCAGAGATACAACTCCCGCAGAGCCTCTCGGCACCATCTTGGTACTCTGAGTCGTCCCTTACTTGGATGACCCAGACCGCCAAGAGCCGAGGGCAGCTCTGGAGGCCTCTGCATCTTCATTGCAATCTTCCGTTGGTTGCGGTAAATTGTCCGTGCACAACGAGCAAGTCGATTGAACGAAGAAGAGTCCACAGAATGCTGACTCATAACCCCATTACCGTTCCTGACAAACTCCTTGAGGGAAGGAGGTCTAAAAGATACAACCCCATGCCCATCTCTTCCAAGAAGGGCATAAGCTTCGCAAAATACGAAGCCTATCTTAGACCTGAACGACTTTCCTTCATGGAGTTTGCTTCCTACGGCAAAGGCTCTTTGCGAGTAGGAAGAAACATTTTCGGGATGCGTGACTGCTGCAAGATCATCTCCGCAGATAATCCTGCTGGGGCCAAGCAGTTCACTCATCCAGTGGTTGAGAAGGCTAAGAATAGAGAAGGAACATGGAGTTCCCATGAGGCTGCCTCTATTCTTGGGGACCTCTACCCTTCCATCAACCACATCGAAATGTTTTCTAGCCCATTGGGCTCCGCTCTCCGTCATGTCAACGAGGCGGTACGAGACATAATGCTCTTTGTCACCCACTCCGAGGGACTCACGGAGTGCAGATACCAGGTGAGGAGGAAGGCCCGCCTTCTGAATACCTGCGATGACAGCGACAATAGCATCATGTCCGAAACCGTCCGTAGCACAAGTAAGATCTGCCGAAAGGAAGATCTTGCTTGCGTGACGGAACCCACTCAATCTCTGGAGGATCCCCTCTTCTGTATGCGGAGCATACGGAAGGGCCTGAGGAACCCTCGAGAGAATAGTGGGCCAAAGGATCTGTCGAACCAGATCACCTTGAGCGAAACAGCCCGCTGGGGGAACAGTAATGACTCGCGCCTTCAAGCCCAGCTCGGCGATTACAGAGGCGACATGAACCACACGTTTGCCTACGGAGTCCCGCAAGAGTTTGCTCGTTGCAAAGCAAATATTGCGCTCCGCACTCACTACTGTGGGATACGTGTGGAACTTGTCGCCACGCAATCGTCTGCTGAGTCTACGCTCGAAGTCTTTAGCGAGAGGAGATGGTTCATGCAACATTGCTCCGTCCCGAGGACCTCCACCTCGGGCACGTCCCGCAAGTACCTCTGCCCAGGCTGGCCTGGCAAGG